AGGATAAGAGATTTATACAACCGCCAAACAGTTTCAAGCGTAATTTTTGATGCACCTGTTGGGCCAGAGTCATTAACGGGTGCCCCTGATGGTTTTTATCAGACACAGATTAGAATAACTTTTGAAGTCTTTGAAAATCTTTAATGATGGAAATCACAGAAGAAATGCTTGATGCAATCGAAGCGGTGAAGGGTCGCAGAGATCCAGCCTATTGGGATAATCGTTGCAAGAGATACATGGAAAAAAACAAAACGGCTGTAAAAAATGTAAAAGATACTAAAAAAGGTTAATATACTTGTAATAACTTTTCTATGTTCACATGACTGCCATTAAGGGAGATGTTGGAAAGATCATGTTTGAAAATGCTGGCGGCACTGAAGCAGACGTTGGGCAAACAAGATCATGGTCTTTATCAGTTACGAAAGACACCCACGAAACAACCAAGCAGGGTGATACCTCAAAATCATTTATTGGTGGTCTAATTTCTGGAGAAGGATCAGCAGAACTTCTATACAACCCTGGTGAAACAGGCGCAGGTTATACAACTTTTATTGATGATGTTTTAACAACAGGCGATAATGGAGATGCTCTTTTTGAGTTGTTTCCAGACTCATCAACTTCAGCGAAAAAGATTAGTTTTGCTGGCATTATCACAGGTGCAGAATATGGCGCAACGCTTGGTGAAACTCAAATTATCAATGTTTCCTTTGTTACTAACGGTGCAATTACCTCTGCTATTTAATAGCATTAAATAAACAACCCCTAAATTATGTCAACAAAAAGAACAGTTAATTTAATCACTGAGGCTTTCAGTGATGAAATGTCAAGCCGCCGTAAATATGAGCTAAAGAATAGAAACGGTGAAACAATTGTTGATTTATATTTTCCTCCATTAACAAGGCACGACAGGCAACGGGCGCAAGCATCAGCAGGAACAGATGAAGCGTTAACGGTATCAACCCAATTACTTTGTCAAATGGCAGAGTTAGAAGACGGAAAAAAAGCTTTTAATGTGGCTGATGCTCCAAATTTGCAAAGAGAATTACCTGAAAATGTATTGAATGAAATTGAATTATTTTTGTTTGATGTTCAAATTGATTTAGATACAGCAAAAAAAAGCTAAAGGGGAATAATTGGCTTTACTTTGAATTTTTCCTAGCAACAGAATTAGGCCAAACAGTTAGTGTTCTTAGGTCATCAATGACTGAGGAAGAACTTGTTTATTTTGCTGCTTATTACGAGATAAAAGCGGAGGAAGAAAAAAAGGCAGCAAATAGAAGCAAAAGGAGCTTATGAGGTTAAACTATATAAAAAGGTTTGTGTAAGTAGTGGCTCAGTCAAATGTAAAACTTACGGTTGACGGCTCACAGGCAACAAGAGCGTTAAAGAATGTTCAGGGTCAAACTAATAAATTACAATCAGCCATAGGTGGTTTACAAAAAGCATTAGCGTTAGGCGGCCTTGGATTATTAGCAAAAAATTCAGTACAGGCAGCCTCAAATTTTAAAGCATTGCAATTAAGGTTGCAACTTTTAACTTCAGAATATGGTGAATTTGCACAAGCTCAAGAAGTTGTAGCAAGGGCACAAAAAACATTTAATTTAAGTATTACAGAAGCAACTGCTGGCATTGCAGATATTTTTGCAAGATTACGACCATTAGGAACATCATTAGAAGATATTGAAAGTACTTTCGTAGGTTTTAACAGTATTGCAAAACTTTCAGGTGTTACAGGTCAACAAGCAAGCGCAGCATTTACACAATTAGCACAAGCATTAGGTTCTGGAAGATTACAAGGTGATGAGTTTAGGTCAATAGCCGAGCAAGTTCCTGGTTTATTAGTAGCAATTTCAGAAGAAACAGGAATTGCAACAGGAAAATTAAAAGAGTTTGCTTCTAAGGGTTTACTTGAATCCGATATTGTTTTAAGAGCATTAGCAAAATCAGCAGAAGAAGGATCAAACAAGATTGCAACTTTGATGGCTAAGTCTCCTGCTGAAAAAATTAAAGCATTGCAAAACTCATTAGAGCAGTTAAATATAGAACTTGGTGATAAATTCTTGCCAGCCGTTGCTGATGCTGCGCTAGCACTGGCGAAACTAACAAATTCGTTTATTGATTTTATTAATTCAGATGCAGGTCAAGCAACAGCGATTATTGCAGGTTTTGTTTTAGCCGCTAAAGCTTTATCTGTTGCAATACCTTTGGTTATTGCTTCAACAAAAATATTAATATTAAAGCTTAGTATGGTTGGAGCGCAAAGCTTAATTGCCTCGGCTGGCTTTACAGGTTTAAATGTTGCCACATTGTTAGCAGCAGGAGGCGTTGGGAAATTAACATTAGCGTTAGGTGCTTTTAAAGTTGCTTTAGCATCTACAGGAATAGGACTTGCAGTATTAGCAGTTGGAGCTTTTACAACGGCAATTGTAGGGGCCATTAATAAACAAAAAGAGTTAAATAATGCAATCAAAGATGGTAGCGAAACAGAAGTTAATAAGCTTTTAGAAGAACAAGAGAAAAGCAGAGAAAAAATTGAAAAATTATTAGAAAAAGCAAATGGAAGACAGAAAAAAAGTTTACAGATGAAGCTTCAAGAAATAAATCAAGATATAAAAATGTTAGAGGGTAGAAAAACAACTTTAGAATCTGACAAACTTATCAATGAGAAATTAAAAGAAAGGCTTGATATTCAAAAAGAAAGTACAGAAGAAATAAAAAATCAACAGACTGAAACCGATAAATTAAAAGAAAAAATGACGGCGGTAGGAGAAGAGATTGAGTCAAGTATCAAAAACAATCTTAGAGAAGCAATTACAGGGGCACAGTCATTTGGTCAGGCAATGACTAATGTTTTAAATAGAATTAGAGATAAGATCATTGATGCACAACTTGAAAAATTAATTGGAGGTTTTGGCGAGGCTTTTGGCAAGTCAGCAGGGGGAGGCAAAGGCAAAGGAATTGGTGGTTTCTTAGGCAGTGTTATTGGTGGCTTATTTGCGAATGGAGGAAGACCACCTGTTGGGAAAGCATCAATTGTTGGGGAGCGTGGTCCTGAATTATTTGTTCCTTCAGTAGCAGGTACAATTGTCCCAAATAACAAATTAGGAGGTGGCGGCACTAGCAACATTGTTAATGTTTCAGTTGATGCCTCTGGCTCGGCGGTTTCTGGTAACAATGCAGATGCACAACAATTAGGCGTTTTAATTGGTGCAGCCGTTCAGAATGAATTAATTAAAGAAACACAACCTGGAGGACTATTAGCAAGATAAAATGGCAACTTTTCCCTCGATTAATCCAACATACGGGCAACGCAAAACAAGCCAGCCCAAGGTAAGAACAACACAACTAGGAGACGGTTACGAATTTCGCACAATGATGGGCTTGCCTTTAACGCAAGATCCAAAAACTTTTGATCTTGTATTTACAGTTAGCGAAACAGAAGCAGATGTCATTGAGGGATTTTTAAGAAGTCGGGCGCAAGACCAAGCAAGCTTTACTTTTACACCTCCAGCAGAAGGTTTCACCAAGACAGGGACATATTCTCAATCAGGTACAACCGTTACTATTACAGTCACAAATCATGGGGTTGCTTTTGCTGACCTTTTAACAATTGATTACACCTCTGGTTCCGCAACAGATGGAGATTTTGTTGTTGCCACGGTGACAGATGACAATGTTTTCACAGTGACAGCAGCAGCCAGCGCAACGAATAGCGGTAATGTTTCGATCACTCTTTCAGGTGCAGGGCAATATGTTTGCCAGTCATGGAGTAAGACAATACCCTATGTGAATAGAGCTGTTATTAATTGCACTTTTAGAGAAGTGTTTGAACCTTAATCTATGGCAATACCAGTTTCAGATCTTCAAAAAATTAATCCTAGTTCAATTATTGAACTTTATTCAATGACGTTGGTTAGTGCCTTACATGGCTCAACAGATGTTCATAGATTTCACTCAGGCGTTGGTATGAATAGTAACGCCTCAATTATTTGGCAATCAAATACTTATGATCGGTTCCCAGTTCAGGCAACAGGGTTTGAATATACAGGGATAGGAAGACTGCCAAGACCAATTCTAACTGTATCTAATATATTAGGAACCATAACGGCTTTAATGGCTGCTGTTAATGCAACGACTCCTTTTAATGATTTACAGGGGGCAAAAATAATTAGACATAGAACTATGGCGGCTTTTTTAGATGCTGCTAATTTTCCCAATAATCAAAATATTTACGGCACCCCTTCAAGCTCTACAGAATTACCACAAGAAATTTATTATATTAATCAAAAACTTTTAGAGAATAGAGAACAGGTTCAATTTGAGTTAGTAAGTGCCTTAGACCTTCAAAATGTAAGGGCACCAAAAAGACAAGTTACAAGGCAAGATTTTCCTGGTGTTGGTACATTTGTAAACGCATGAGTTGGAAAGACCAAGCTGTTATTCATGCAGAAGCAGACGCACCAAAAGAAGCTTGTGGATTGTTGGCACTAATAAAAGGAAAAGAAACTTATTGGCCTTGTAAAAATCTAGCTGAAACAGCATCAGAATATTTTGTCATTAATCCAGATGATTGGGCTGATTGTGAAGATGAAGGCGAATTAATTGGTATTGTCCATTCACACCCGTTTGGGGCTGCTGTTCCCTCTGAACCTGATAAAGCATCTTGTGAGCATTTAGGTTTACCATGGTTTATTTATAGTGTTCAGCACAAAGATTGGATTTCTTTTGAGCCGTCAGGTTATGAAGCAGGACTTTATGGAAGAACTTGGATCTGGGGCAAGCATGATTGTTGGACTCTTATCACAGACTTTTTTAAGCAAGAAAAAAATATAAACATTCCATACACACCAAGACCTAAAAGCATTAAAGAGTTTTCAAAAAATCCTTTATTTGAAGCAACCTTGCCAACATTAGGATTTAAAGAAATAAATAAAAATGACATAGAGCCTTATGACGTTTTATTAGTTGAAGGGCCAGAAAAGAAATTAAGTCATACAGCACTCTACATAGGAGATCAAACAATTTTGCACCATAATATTGGCCAATTAAGTTGTAGAGAAATTTATGGCTTAAAATATATAGAAGCTACAAAGAAGGTTTATAGATATGGAGCTTAAAACAATCAGAGTCTATGGAAGACTTAGAAAATTTTTAGGCCAATCAAGTTTCAAGGCTGTTGCTGATAGTCCTATTGATGCAATGCGTTTTTTGCTTTGTAACTTTCCAAAGCTTGAGAAACACATGATAGATCAGTTTTATAAGGTAAAGATGGGAGGAGTAGATATTGCAGAAGATTGTTTGAATTTAAGAAGTCAAGACGATATTCAAATTATTCCTGTAGCTGTTGGTGCGAGTGATTTTTTTGATTCAACAATAGGAAAAATTGTGACAGGGGTAGCTCTTATTGCAGCCCCTTATTTAGCACCAACCGTTTTAGGGGCGGGTGCAGTAGGAGTTGGAGCCGCTATTGGAACGGCTATGACCAGTATTGGAGTATCAATGGCAATTGGTGGGGTGACTCAAATGCTTACTCCAACACCGCCGAGTAACTCAGGTGCCTCGTCAATGGGTGATGATGATCCATTAGCACAAGGCTCTTATGCTTTTAGTGGAATTACAAATGTAAGTGTTAGTGGCATCCCTGTACCTATTATTTATGGTGAAGTCTTTACTGGTTCAATTGTGATTAGTTCAGGCGTTGACACCGTGCAAATTGAGGGTACTGCTTAATGCCTAATTCAATACAAGATTTTCGCTTAAGTCAGTCAATAGTTGATCCTGATTTACCAAGCGAAACTCTTTCCGCAAAGCAGTTCTCAACAATCGTTGAAATTTTAGGAGAAGGTGTTATCGCTGGTTTTCCATCGGCGTTAGATGCTGGTTTAACGCATGGTACAACCGCTTATACAAACGCAAGCCTTAAAGATACTTTTTTGAATGGTACTCAAGTTTTACAATCATCAGCTAACAATTCAAGTCCTGCTGATTCTGATTTTAATTTTCAAAATATAACTTTTGCATCAAAACTTGGAACTTCAGACCAGACCGCAATTGGTGGAATATCTGAAATTGAAACAGAAATCGGTGTAGGTGTTGCTGTTACTCAATCAACTCCAGTTTCAAGAACTTTAAATGCTAATAAAGATGCTGTCAGGGTTACAATAGGTTTTCCAGCTCTTCAAGATTTTCAAGATAATGGAGATATTAACGGTGCAGAGGTAGCCTTAACTATTCAAGTTATTGATGCAAACGGAACTGTTGCAACTCCTATTACTGACACTGTAAAAGGTAGAACAGCAAGCCCATATTTTAGAGATTATAAAATAAGTTTCTCTGGAACTTCTCTTGTTGCTCCTTACACCATAAGAGTCAATAGAACAACAGCCGATAGTACAGAGTCCACCTTGCAAAATGCAATGCAATGGACTTCATACACAGAAATTGTTCACGAGCAAAAAGCTTATGTTAATACAGCTCATACAGCAGTTAGATTTAGTGCTGAAACCTTCCCGTCCATTCCTCAAAGGATGTATAAGGTTAGGGGAACTTTAATCAAAATTCCTCATAACGCCACAGTCAGAGCAGATGGATCGCTTTCATATTCAGGGGTTTTTAATGGCACATTCAAAGCAGATAAAGCTTATACAAATGATCCAGCATGGATTCTTTACGACCTTTTAACAACTTCAAAAGGTTTTGGTGATCAAATAGCAGAAAGCCAGTTAGATGTTTATAGCTTTCAAACTGCTAGTGCATATTGTGGAACACAAGTCGATGATGGGCTTGGTGGTACTGAACCAAGATTTGCTACAAATGTAGTTATTAGAAACTCGCAAGATGCATATTCTCTTATCAATAGTCTTTGCTCTGTTATGAGGGTAATGCCTTTTTATTCAGCAGGAGTTATAAATATTTCTCAAGATCGGCCTGCTGATCCTGCATATTGCTTTAATTTGTCTAACATTACTGAGGCAGGTTTTGCTTACAATAGTTCAGCTAAAAATACAAAATTTAGTGTTGTAAATGTTTCTTATTTTGATAATGAGACTCAAACAATTGATCACGAAACAGTAGAAGATTCTAACTTGATTACAAAATATGGAGTGAATGTAAAAAATATAAAAGGATTTGCAACAACATCAAGGGGACAGGCTAACAGACTTGCAAAGTGGTTTTTATATACCCAGTCAAATGAAGGGCAGGTCGTTACTTTTACAACAACAATTGATGCAGGTGTGATTGTTAGACCTGGTTCTGTAATTCAAGTTCAAGATCCTGTAAAGGCAGGAGTAAGGCGTGGGGGTAGGGTTAAAACAGGTGTTTCAACTACTCAAGTAATTGTTGATGATTCAACTGATACAGATTTAACAACAGTTGGAGATGCAACCCTTTCTGTAATACTCCCTGACGGGACATTGGAAACAAAAAGTATCTCTACAATTTCAAACTCAACAATCACTGTTAGCTCTGCTTTCTCTGCTGTCCCTCAAGCCAATACAGCATGGGTTTTGGAGAATGTAACTGTTGAACTTCAATTATTTAGAGTTGTAAGTATTACTGAAAGCGCAGAATTAAATTATCAAATTACGGCTGTTGCTCATGATCCAAATAAATATGCTTTTGTAGAAGATGGTGAAGCCTTACCAGCAAGAGTTATTACAACTTTAACAGCAATAAAAGCAGCTCCTACATCATTAACAGCAACAGAGCAAATTGTTGTTTTAAATAATAGAGCTGTTTCTAAATTGTTTGTTCAATGGGAACCAGTCGCAGGGGTAACTGAATATAATATCCAATACAGATTTAATAATGAAAATTACATAAGTGAAAGAATCACAAGATCAGATTTTACGATTTTTGAAACACAAAAAGGCGATTATGATATAAGAGTTTTTAGTATTAATGCATTAGGAAAACCAAGTACAACACCAGCAACAACAACAATCACAACAGTTGGAAAAACAGCAGTTCCTTCTGATGTTCAGAATTTATTTATTGAACCTATATCGGATCAATTTGTAAGACTACGTTTTGACAAATCAACAGATGTTGATGTTTTGCATGGTGGAAACGTAGTGATCAGAAATTCAAATTTAACAAGTGGAGCAACATTTACAAATGCAGTTGATGTTTTACCAGCCCTTAGTGGAAACGTAAATGAAACAATAGTTCCTAATATTGTTAACGGTACTTATATTTTAAAATTTCAAGATGACGGCGGAAGGCTGAGCAGTGGAGATGCTTCTGTTGTTATGTTGCAAACGGAGCCTGATGTATTTCCTAAATTAACAGTATTAACAGATAGAGAAGACTCAGACAGCCCACCATTTGCAGGAGACAAGGTTGATTGTTTCTTTAGTAATGAAGTTAATGGGCTTGTTCTTGGTTCCTTAGAAGAATTAGACTCTGTTTCTGACTTTGACGCAATTGCTGATTTTGATTTTCTAGGAGCTGTTGATATTACAGGTGGTTCATACGAATTTGCTAATACTTTAGATTTAGGTGGAAAACAACCTTTACATCTGGTGAGGCATATTGTTTCTCAAGGTTATTACCCTAATGATTTGATTGATAAAAGAACAGCAAATATTGATACATGGACAGACTTTGATGCAGCAACAGCCTTTAATGTGGGAGCAAAATTATTAGTAGCAACAACTGATTCTGATCCTGATACCTCAACTTCTGGAACTTATGCACAATCAGGAACAACAATTACCATTACAAAATCATCTCATGGATATTCTGTTGGTAGTTTTGTAGTGCTTGATTTTACTACTGGCAATGGTGTTGATGGTAATTATCAAATTCAAACAGTTCCTAGTGCAAGCACATTTACATTGACAGCTACATCAAGCCAAACAACAAGTGGCAACTGCACCTACAGCGCAGAATTTAGCCAATTTAATCCTTTTGTTAATGGTTCTTATATTGCCAGAGGTTTTAAATTTAGGTGTGAAATGGATTCTGACGACCCTGCACAATCTATTGAAATTGATCAGTTAGGTTATACAGCAGAATTGCACAGTAGAACAGAAACAAGCTTAGGTAATGCAGGTGCAACGAATGGGCTTATAGCCTCTGGGACATCTAGTAAAACTGTTACCTTTACCAATAGTTTCTTTACAGGTCAATCAGGAACAAGTATTGCAGCTAATTCTGTTTTACCTTCTATTGGGATAACAATAGAAAATGCTCAATCAGGTGATTTCTTTGCTTTATCCTCTATAAGTTCAACTAATTTTGTTATAGATGTAAAAAATGGATCTAGCTTTGTTGATAGAAATTTTAAATACTCTGCAACTGGCTTTGGTCGGGGAAGCTAAAAACAAGCGGTTAAGATATACTAAAAAGAAACAAAGACTAGACAATGGCAACCCACGATTATGTTATTGATAACTCCACGGGAGCGAATGTAAGAAGTGATTTAAATAATGTATTACAAGCGGTATTAACAAATAATAGCTCTGGTTCAGCTCCTTCAACAACTGCGTCTTATATGCTATGGGCTGATACTTCAAACAGTATCTTGAAAATGAGGAACTCAGCCAATGATGGTTGGGTTGACTTGAGAACCCTTACAGGTGGTATTACCTCTTCAGCAGATGCAACCATAAATAGTGTTGCTGTAGGTAAAGGTGCAAACTCTGTAGCTGGTAACACTGTTCTTGGAGAAAGTGCTTTAGATGCTTCTGTTACTGGTGGAAATAATACTGCTATTGGTAAACAGGCATTAACAACTTTAACTTCAGGAACAGATAATACTGCTGTTGGTAAAAGTGCGTTAGCATTAAACACAACAGGAGAAAGAAATACTGGTGTAGGTTTAGGAGCATTAGATGCTAATACAACTGCAAGTTATAATACTGGTATTGGTTATGCTGCATTAGGAGCTAATACTACAGGGGAAAGAAACACAGCAGTTGGACAACAAGCCTTAGCCACAAACACCACTGCTGGAAATAATACTGCTATTGGTAAAGATGCTTTAGAAGCAAACACAACTGGAGCAGATAATACTGCTGTTGGTATGGATGCTTTAACAACAAACACAACTGGAGCTAGTAATACTGCTTCTGGAGGAAATGCCTTAAAACTAAATACAACAGGATCAAGTAATGTTGCAATAGGAAACGAAGCATTAGAAAATAATACAACTGCAAATGATAATGTAGCCATAGGCGTTCATTGTATGGGTGCCAATACAACAGGTGCTCAGAACACTGCTGTTGGTAGAGGTGCATTGGATGTCAATACAACTGGATCAAGTAACACTGCTGTTGGTTATTCAGCATTAGATGCTAATACTACTGCTTCTAATAACACTGCGATAGGTATTCAAGCTTTAGGTGCAACTACAACAGGTGATAGAAATGCAGCATGTGGTGCAAATGCATTAGGTACAAACACAACAGGTGGTTATAATACCGCTCTGGGATATGGGGCATTAAATGCAAACACAACAGCTTCAAATAACA